AGCAGGGCTGGTCGGACATTGGGTATCATTACGTCGTATATCGCAACGGGCATATTGAGCCGGGACGCGACGTGGACCTTATAGGCGCTCACTGCGAGGGGCATAACGCCCACTCGATTGGCGTGTGCTATATCGGCGGCGTGGATAGAGACGGGAAAACCCCGAAGGACACCAGGACGCTTGCGCAGAAGGCGGCACTTATCTCGGTGCTGACGGAACTGAAGCAACTCTACCCAGGGGCGAAGATATACGGACACAGGGACTTCGACAGAAAGGGCAAGGCGTGTCCGAGCTTCGATGCGAAGACGGAATACAGCAAGATATAGGTTCAACATAGTGTTATTAGGTATTATTGGATTGACTTAGATTAGTATTAGATTGTTTTAGGCAATGTCGCCGAGAGGCGAAGGTATTGTTGGTTTTTTTATTATGAAGTGAATGACGGGGAGCAGAGGCTCCCCTTTTTTTTGCTCTGACGGGAATGCGAGGAGCGCTGGCGAGAACGCCAGCGGGGTGCACGATAACCTCGCGGAAAGGCGCGAGGCACGGGAGAGAGGCGCGAGGCACGGGAGAGAGACGCGAGGCACGGGAGAAAGACGCGGGGCCAGGCGGAAAAAAGTAAACCCGAGACGGGTTTTTGTGCGAAAAGAAAAAGCAAGAATAATGGCATATCAAGCAGGATTCAGGTATGAAATCATCATCCCACTGAATCGCAAAGCGGCGACGGTAGGGAAATATGGAGTCGATTCAGGAGGCATCCAGTGGGAAGAAGGTACACCGCTGCATGCGAACGTGGACTATCAGCGCGGAAAGTCGGCCATGAATGCCGGTGCGCTGGATGCGTATGCGGTGAAGATAGTTCGCATGAACTGGACAGACAAGCTCAACGAGCGCAGCCGCGTGAAGTACAACGGTAAGGTGTATCAGATTCTCCCCGAGACCTTCAACGGACACTACCGCGAGAATACGCTGCAGTTCCTGATGCAGCTGGTTGTCAACGATAAGAACGGAAAGCCCGCACCGTCGAGCAATGCTATCGCAGGCGGCAGTGGAAGCGCAAACGAAATCGGAAAATAAACCCAAAATAAAGGAACTATGAGACAGAAGACAGTAGCGATTATTAACTACAACACGCCGGAGCTGACGATGGCGGCGATTGGGAGCCTGCTGAAGAATGGGGGCGGGCCGTTCCGAGTGGTGGTGTTCGACAACTCGGACACGCGACCATTCGAGGGCGCGACGAATGTTAAGGTGTTTGACAACACACGAGGTCAGATTATCGACTTTGAGAAGGAGTTGGAGAAATACCCTGAGAGAGACAGGAGCATTGGTTGTGCCAAGGGGTGCGAGTTCGGGAGCGTGAAGCACATGATGACGGTGCAGAAACTTTGGGAGCTGTTGCCGCATGGCTTCGTGCTGATGGAGTCGGACATCCTGATCAAAAAGAACATCGACGAGTTTTTCCGCGAGGAGTACAGCGTCTATGGCTATTGCCAGAAGGCGCAGCCGAGCAATCCGTTCCACATCGGGCGTATGTTGCCGATGCTGTGCTGGATGAACGTGCCAATGCTCACCAGAGAGGGTGCGAAGTATTTCGACCCAACGCGCACTTACGGGCTGTTGCCTGGTGGCAGACAGAACCGTAACAACTGGTACGACACGGGCGCGGTGTTGCTCGAAGACATCCTGACGAAACGGCCAAGGCTAAAGGGCTACCACCGTGACATCCGCGAGTTTGTGGAGCACTACGGCAGCGGCTCATGGAAGGCTAACGACCTCAATCAGCAGATGGCGTGGTTGGAACAGCACAAGAACTTATTGCCGACGGATGACGAAAACGTAAGGTTGCCACTACGAACGAGTGTGGCTATTTGTGCCATCGGCAGGCTGGAGAACCGCTATGCCGTGGAATGGGTGGAGCATTACAACCGTCTGGGTGTTGACAAGATTTTTATCTACGACAACAACCGCGTGGAGGATGGCGAGTTGTTCCAGGACGTTTTGCAGCCGTACATCGAGGCTGGGCTGGTGGAGATTACCTACTTCGAGGGTATGCAGCGCGAGGCTTACGAGAAGTGCTACCGCGAGCATTCCGACGAGTACGACTGGATAGGATTCTTCGACTTCGACGAGTTGGTGGACTTTGCCAACGTGCGGATGACCATCCCCGTGTGGATTGATCAGTACGATGCCGACGTGGTGTGTCTGAACTGGCAGGTGATGACCGACAACGGACTGACGCACTACGACCCGCGACCGATGAAGGAACGATTCACGGAAGGGACGGGCGAGGACTTCGACATCAACCATCATGTGAAGTCGTTCGTGCGTGGCGGCTTGCAGGGCGTGACGTTCTGCGACCCGCACATCCCGACAACACCAGAGCTTGTGTGCATGAATGTGCTGGGCGAACGGATTGAGCAGAAGGCTGTACAACCGAAGGTGATTCACAGCGTCGCCCGTGTGTTACACTATAACACGAAGAGCACCGAGGAGTGGGTGGCCAAGGTGCAGAGGGGATGGAAAGATGCGACACCGGAGGCCATCAAACGACGAAAGGAAAATGCCACTAACTATTACTTCTCCATCAACGAAAGGACAGCGGAGAAGGAGGCGATACTGGGTGTGGCGAAAACGCCACAGGAATGCACGGAGAAAGCCGACGGTAAACCCAAGACGCAAAAACGCAAGAGTAATAAAAGCAAGAAATAGATATGGACAATATTTTTGCAAATCTTTTCCGCTTCAAGCAGCGCGAGGCGACACCGGCACCCATTGGCGGTGCGCCTGGTGTGCCATCAAGCACGATGCCGAAGGAGGGTGCAGTGACGGGCGGCTCGTATCAGGAGCGCATCGTCTATGCCCGCGACCCGATTACGGCTCTCACGGTGTCGGCAGTGTATCGCGCCGTGGAACTGCGAGCCAAGACCATCGGCGTGATGCCGGTGCAGTACCGCAAGAAGGACTTCGAGAAAGGCAACTTCACGCTGGATATGCGCGGACTGGGCAAGCGCATGAACTATCTGCTACAGCAGGAGCCGAACCCGATTATGACGGCGGCAAGCATGTGGGAGTTGATCACCATCAACCGACTGATGACGGGCAACGGCTTCGTGTACATCGAGCGCGACGAGTTTGATTTCCCGAAGTATCTGTGGCTGGTGAAAAGCGGTGCGTACAATCTCGCGGAGGGTAACTATGTGAGCCTGACGTATCTGACCGACCACGGCTATGAAACGAGGCCGAACGTACCGGCATCGGACGTGCTGCACTTCCCGAACACGTTCCGCTATCAGAACGGCGTGTGGGGCAAATCGACGCTTGACTTTGCACTGGAGACGCTGACGCTGAACAAGACACTCAGGGCGCAGGCCTTGGAGACTGCCGGAAAGGGTGGCCGCGTGAAGCTCATCCTGAGCGAGGGCAGCGAGAGCGGCGGTGTGGCCCCGATTGCCAACGGACGCTTCGACCCCGACCAGGTGAAGGAGATGGCCAAACAGGTGAACAAGGAAATCTACGAGCAGGATGTGATAGCCATTCAGAACCTGACGCACGTCAACCAGATCAGCATGACGCAAGCCGAGATGCAGGCCGTGGAGCAAAGCGGACTGACACTCGACGACGTGGCACGCTTCTGGGCGACTCCGCGACCCCTGCTGATGCTCGACACCAACTCGCACTACACCAGCTATGGCGACGCGACGATGGAGTACCTGACGCGCACCATCATCCCAGATGCGAAAGATATGGAGAAGGAGCTGTTCCGCAAGCTCATAGGATTCAACGGCTACGGCGTGAGGGACATCCACGTCTGCGAGAAGCCGCTGATGACGATGGACCCGACGGCCAAGGCGAAATATTACGAGAGTATGTTGCGCACGGGTATCATGACGGTGAACGAGATGCGTGCCGAGGAGGATATGCCGAGCGTGGACAATGGCAACATCGTCTATGTGCTCACCAACCTGGCAGAGCTGGGCAGTCCGAAACTGCGCGACGTGGCAGGTGGCGGCAGACCGACCACTCAGGAACCGCAACAGCCGACACCGCCAAAGGAGGGCGAGGAAAAGAAGGTATAGATTCTTTGGCAAAGAATGTATAGGTTTTTCTGGAAGAAGGTATAGGTTTTATGGCATAAAAGGTATAGGTTTTTTGAAAATAAAAGGTAGGTATGAACAATCCGACAAAACAGGAAATCGACGCTCTGGAGCAAGAACTTCAAGAGCAGCGAGAGAAGCAATCCAAGCGCGTAAGACGCGCGGTAAACCCAGGACGCTAAAACGCCCGTATAGTAGATAACATTTTCAAATGTAAAACGAGAATATGAAACAGACAAGATTCATCCCAACCAATGACTGCGGCTTGCAACTGCGCGAGCCACAGGAGGGGCAGCAGGAGAGCCGCGAGATTGAGGGCCGTCCGATAGTCTTCGGCGTGCGCTCGGTCAACCTCACACCCTGGAGCTCCACACGCAAGGTGTATGAGATTCTGGAGCCTGGCTGCATCAGCCGTGAACTTCTGGCGAAGTCCGACGTGATCCTGAATCTTAACCACTCGAACATGGTGCCCGACGTGCTCGGACGTTTCCGCAACTCGGACAAGGACACCCTCTCTCTTGAACTCCGTGGCGACGGCATCGACTGCCGCTGCGACCTGCCCCGCACCAACAACGCCAACGATGCGCTGGAACTGATGAAGCGCGGCGACATCACCGGCATGTCGTTCGCCTTCGAGGACGACTGGGAGGACTCGGAGAACGGCGTGAGCTACGAGAAGACCAACGACATCGAGGACGGCAAGGAGGTGTGGCTGCGCCATGTGAAGAAAATCACCGGCCTCTATGACGTGGCCATCGTGACCCACCCCGCCTACGAGCAGACCACCGTCGGACTGCGCGAGGCATCGGAGGCCATCGACAAGGCGATTGAGGCACAGATCAAGCGCGAGTGTGGCGACGACGAAGCCAAGCGTAAGGCTGAGGAAGAGGAAGCCGCCAAGCATGCTGCCGAAGAGGAATCCAAGAAAAAGGCTGACGAAGAGGCAAAGGCAAAGGCCGAAAAGGAAGCCCGCGAACAAAGGGAGCGTGAGGAGCGCGAACTGGAAGAGCAGGCCGCACAGCATGAGCGCGAGATGATGGCCATGCGCCTGCGTCATCGTGCCCAGCGAATGAGAACAGAACAAGAATTAGAATCACTTATTTTTTAACCCTTAAAACGTTTTAGGAAATGAAAGAAATGACTAAGACACAGATTCAGGAGCGTCAGATCGCTTGCTGGAATCGTATTGACGAACTCGACGAGTTGAGCAACACCCGCGAACTGACCGCCGAGGAGCAGAAGGAACAGCGTTCTCTCATCGACGAGTCCGCTAAGTTGTCAACCCGTGCTAAGGCTCTCGCCTCTGGTGCCGAGCTTGCTGCCATCAAGAGCCGCGAGGACAAGGGCAAGGAGTTGCGTGCGATGATTGCTGACTGCTTCACGCACAAGCGTGCAGCCAACGCAACCACCATCCTCGCCAACGCCATCACCACTGGTGGCGACCAGAACACCACAGCCAACTTGGAGGCTGGCGGTCTGATCCCCGTGGAGATCAAGCCCATCATCGACACGAAGGTGCCTGGCATCGAACTGCCCGACGACCTGAAGATGTTGACCGGCGTGACTGGCACTCAGGTTATCCCCTACAGCATCAACGACGTGAAGTTCACCGTCGAGGGTGAGGTAACGAAGGTGGCAGAGCAGGCTCTGAACTTTGCCAACATCACCACCTCTCCGAAGCGCGTCTGCGCCAGTGTTCCCGTCAGCCGTCGTGCCGTGGCTCAGGCCGCATTTGACATCATCGGCTTCCTGACCTTCAAGTTCACGAAGGGCTGGGCTATGTTCCGTGCTCTGCACGTCTATGCTCACG